CACAGTTCTTTTGGGGATGCATCCTCCTCTATTTCGTAGGAATCTTCCTCTCCTCATTCCACCTTCGTCTCTTTGCAATTCTTCTGATTCTAACACAGGCAATGGTGTTTCGCATGAAGAATGATGTAGAATCCATGCATCCGCATTGCTTGCGCTATCATTCTGAAGAGTAAACTCCATACCTTCAAGACTCTCTCACTCATTCAAACATTCCACAAAATCATCTAGGATATTTGAAAAATATGTTTCATACAGACTTCAAACATCTCAGTTTGTGTATCGAGTCTTGCTATATTTACGATAAAAACCCGTGAACTTTTTGATGTATATAGTTCAGAAGGATTAAAACATTGACCACAGGAAAGCAGCACTACGATTTTAAATTGTAAATTTGGATATTTCTCATGGAGAACTTGTTCCAACTCTTCAGCATCAACTAAATCGCTTTTTATTGTATTGAACCGACCGTTATGTTCCTTGTGTAAATGAACGCCATGTCCTTTTCGAATAAAAAGTACTTCTTGATTCTCTGTTGCAAGGATTGTTTTGAGTCGTTCGATTCTGCGTGTGTATTTTACCACATCTTCTTCATAGGAATCATTTGAAAAATGATGAGCAAATGACATATCGTAGTCATTCATCGATGTGTTTCTGTTTGGGAAAAAAGAGTTAAAATCATCTTTAAAGCATTTGGACACACCATTATAAGAGACAATCCAATCAAAAGGAAAAGAGCAAGGGCGAAGACCATATGTTTGACAGAATCCTGCTATTCCACAATCAACACCTATCGGTATGATCATTTAGTTTGTATAGAAATAATATCTTTAGACATACTCTAGCTGGTATACACTGCCAATGTGCGTGCACTTGGATCGGTTGCTCCAGGTGTCCACCGTGGCATCCAAAAATAAGGCACAATGGGGACAACTCCTGTTCCAAACGAAGTATGAAACAAAAACCGATAATAATATTGTTCTTTTGTTTTGGGAGTCAAATGATCTATATTTTCTGTAGCTGCCATTTTTTCTTGCCAATCATCATCCACCAACCTATCACAACGTTCTTGAATCTCTTGATACCAGGATTTCTCGGTGCTACTCACACCATCACTAAAGGCTTCTTTGCGCCGCCAAAGGACATCACGAGGCAATGTCACACCATCATCAAACGCTCTACGCAAAATCCACTTTTCACATCGCTGAGAGGAAGGGCGGCGCCAACACGTCGCAATCTGTTTTGCAACTGCCACAAACTGTTTGTCTAGGAAAGGGGTGCGAGGTTCTAATCCATGACTACTAATCGAGCGGTCCGACCGCAAGACATCAAAATAATGAATGTCACGCAAAAGTCGTTCAGTTTCCTCTTCAAACGCACGGTCACTGGGCGCATTGAAGAAATACAAATACGAACCAAAAAGTTCATCAGATCCGTCTCCATTAAACACAACTTTGGCATCACAGCGCTGTCTTATTTCTTTACAAACCAACCAGTTTCCAACACTCGCACGAACTGAAGTTGTATCATACGTTTCAATATCATATACCACTTTGGGAATCGCTGCAAAAAACTCATCAGGAGACTTTACAATCTCAGTATGATCTGATCCAATCCAATCGGCTACTTTTCGTGCGTAGGCTAAATCGGTGCTTCCAGGCATGCCAATGCTGAATGTTTTCAGAGGTGGTTTTCCCAAGGCTCGAAGTTCACGTGCAACCAGAGAAGCAATAAGGCTGCTATCAATCCCTCCGCTCAACAATGCTGCCACAGGACGTTCCGTCATGAGACGTTTCCGCACAGATTCCTCCAAGGCAAATCGGAGGGCTGCACAAGCATTGTCTAATCCATTTGAATGAGAAGGAGTGTAGGAAGGGTTTACAATCCAATGAGGTTTGTGATATATAGCATGATCAACTATCTTTAATGTTTTTAGATTATAGGCATAATACGATCCAGGAGGAACAGCATGAATGTCGGAACAAATAGGGTTTAGAGCTTTCATTTCACTTGCGAACATACGGGCAACAAGTTTCTCCTGTGCATCATAGATCATACCTTGATACAAAGGACGAACTCCATAAGGATCCCGACCAACTATCACACGATTGCGGCTTAAATCTACAATACTCAAGGCAAAGACACCATCAAGAGAACGAAAATAAGAAGTCAAGTTCTCCTGGAAAATAGAATACAAAGGTCCTAAGATTTCACAATCGGAATGAGATTCCAAATGAGTGAACCCGTGATCTGCTTTGAGTTGTCTCCAGTTGTAGATTTCACCATTGCAGATCCAATGCGTTCCTCCGAGTTGCATGGGTTGCATACCTGCATCAGTTAAATCATTCAATGCCAAACGGGTAAATCCAAGCATAACTCCACTCAGATCAAGAAGACGAGAGCCTTCCGGACCCCTTGCCACTAACTTCTCCAGTAGGCTTGAAGGTGACACATACGTAAGTTTTTTCCCAAGCAGTAGCCAAACTCCACACATATCTACCGGTGAAAAAAAGAAAAGATGTATCAGAATGGACGCTAGTGAGATAATCCGTAAACTTCAAAGCAAGGCAGTCTTTACTTACACGAAACAACAGTTATCTGTGACTCAGCCCACAGCAAATGTAAGCACATGTGGAGCCAATATTAATGCAGTGTTAAACTTTAAAGATTATCAACTCCGTCAGTTGTTTAGCGATGGAAAACTATATTGTAGTTCCTGCACAAATACATGCGGATGTGGTTCGGGTGATGTGAATGGTTCTTAACCCTCTTTTGTTGGGTTAGGCATATCAATCGTTGGCTTCCGATAGGGAATGAAGAGATGAATGCGATTGTCGAAGGCGATTTTTTCGATGTTATTCTCTTCATTGTATCCCATCTCCCGAAGGGTAACATTGAGTTGTTGAAGATTGACAACTGTGTGCCAAAACTCTTGTTTCAGGCGAATATTCACCCAGACTTTGGAATCGAGAAAATCAGCATCAAAGTAAGCATACTGATTTTCTAGACGAACTTTGCCACCCTTGCCCTTATGAAGAAGATTCAGTCCTTGAACGGTAAGATCAAGAAGAAAGGCTGCTTCATCTGAAGTGTTCTTTGAAAGACTATCGAGGACTTCAGATGCCATAGACATATTCTTGCGAATGGAATCAAGATTGGGTTTCCAGATTGTGCTCATTGTGGTGGTCCCGTTCCTTTCCACCTAAATATTTTCAATTTTAGGCTACAGAGAATGCCCGACCCCAAACCCAAAGAGGATCGTGTGAAAGAAACGATTGAGATTCTGAAAAAACTTCGTGAGTTAGGAGTTACCGAACGTGAACCTGGATACATTTTGACGAAACAAAAGTTTTCCGAATGGGTGAATACGGGTGAAGCTTGGTCAGGGGATATCGAGTTTCCTTATTTGCAACGAAAAGCAGAGATTGTTCTTCCTGCCCGGGCAGATCGTGTTGCAAGTCTTTTGCTAAAAGCACCATTCAATGCCCGAAACAAAAAACATTAGATTTAAAACCCTCTCCCAGCGATAGGAAGAGGAATGAACCTAAATCTCGATGGATCTCTTTATGAGCTCGTCTCACGAGGCAATAAAGATGTTTATTTTCAAGAAGATTCCCTTGAAGCCCAAAGTCTTTTTGACAATCGCTATGGACCTTCTGCACCGGTTCTTCATGAACTCCGTAGAATTCCCGCACTAAATACTCCCGATTTTGGACGAAGTTCGGAGTTTCAACTCGAAATTGCTGGAGATGTCATTGTAAGTCCAACACTTATTATTGATTTGCCCACATGGTTACCAGCCATCTATGCAGATCAAAATCAAACTTCAGTCATTCAAGATGCTTCAGGTGTCACCTATGGCTACACGCGAGGCATAGGATTTTTCTTATTTGAACGCATCCAGATTCTTCAAGACAATATTTTGCTTCAAGAGTTCAGTGGAGATGCACTCTGGATCCAAACACGTGCGCGAAATAGTCTAAATCATGCCTTCTTGGACAATCAACTGACAGGCATTCATTCAGGAACAGCCTTAGCCATTGGGCGTAATGCCACACCTGGGCGTCTCCGTCTTCAACTTCCTCTTGTTGGGACTCAAAGTATTGAAGACGGTGGATTTCCAATGTTGAAACTACCCAATCAATCCTATAAGATTCGGATTTTCCTTCGGAAACTCGAAGATCTTGTGGAAGCCAGCGATGGGCGTGAAAAACCAACTCCTTGGGATCGCTCAAACTTTCAGATTCAAACTGTGCGGAATGGACCTTTTACTACCTTTGCCACAAAAACACGCGATGAGATTGGAACGCCTCATATTGAACTGGAAACAAGACATATCTATACTTCCGATGCCACCCGTGAAAAACTCAAAGAAGAAGCACTGGAAATCCCCTTTGAGCGCATCTATGAAAATATCTTTTCCCAAAATCCCTTGGAATACGCCTCGGCGGCACCCTTAATCACCCGTCGATTGGATGCACGTCATCCCTGTTCCAGAATCATTCTTGCCTTTCGTTCTTGGAAAGATATGCGAGCCAATCAACTCTGGAAGATTTCTTCTGACATCAGCGGAGGCGAATATTATTCACAACTGAAACTCTTGATTGCTGGAAGGGATCGTGAGTCTCTTTGGACATCCTTAGTTTGGAAAGACCTTGTGAATCATGCGAAAGAAGAACGGGATTCGGGTATGAATCTGGCAACAATGAACTTTGGTCTTGGAGATAAAAAAGGATCCAGAGCGCCAACAGCCAGTCGACAACCTGATGGGACAATCAATATGACAACAGCAGATCGCCCAACATTGTTTATGGAACTTACAGATATAGTATCCGGACAAAAACGATCCGAACTACGGGTGATTGTGGAGACATGGGCAGTCTTTGTTGCGGAAAACAATCGTGGGACTCTTCTATATGCGAACTAATGGCAGCGCAACCTATGAGATAGAAAGATGAGTCTCTCATTTTTTTGTTTGAGATCAATAACCAAGTCTTTCATTGGAAGTGAGTAATGATCTTGGTTTAAGTCTTCTGGTTTTCCATTGATATTTCCTATCATTCGATATCCCATGAAATAATCAAGGATTTGTTCCTCTGAAGGAGAAAAGGAATATTCCTTTTCAACCCATCGCCTCATGCCTTCAAACAAAGACAAATCCTCATTCATTTCAATACGTTTTTGCGTATTAATTTCAGTAAGATAAATGCTCATCGTGGTATTCATGATTGGCGAGCCGATACGTTTCAATTTTTTTTATAATCTTAACTAGAAATGCAACCATACACTTTGTTAACAATTCAAGATGTAATTACGAAGGGTAATGATTTTACTTATAAGTTTTCTGGAGGTCAGACCTATAATAAAATAAATAGCATTCAAGAGTTTGCTAATTTATTAGGAGATCCTACACATCCTCCAAAGAACAATTTATATCTGAGTGGAGATACAATTCATAATTTAATAAATACTCAGATGCAAGATATTGATGTAAAAGTGCAAAGCATACTCAATAATCCCACTGCACTTCAGGAAGTGAAAGATCATTTTGCTAAAAATCAGGATTGTAGGGAAGTTCATTTGTATTATCCGATTCCTGTAAGGTATCCTGATGTTAACAATTCAGTTGATCTTAAAAAAATAATTACACATTATATTGCTTTACAAACAAAAGTAGGGAGTCTTACAATAGATGAATATATTGATAGAGCAGTTCAAGCTCAAACTGTCATAGCTAGAACTTTAAAATCTGTCATACAAAGTTTTGATTCAACTTGGGCATCTCTTGACACTGTTATTGATAATATGGGAGGATATCAAAATGCTGTGAATAAAAGTTTTCAAAGCGCAAAATATGGGATTTTAGAAAACAATCCTATGTCTCAAGCTGGAGCACAAGAAAACTTACTCCACAATGGTCTTTTAAACACATCGACGATGCTATCGAGTGTTTTTCGAACAAACTATTCAGGACCTGATGCTTTTACCGGTGGATATGAAGTACCTTTTGGCATGGCGTCAACGACAATAAAAATGATAATTGGATTATCTTATTACAATATTACTGGATTGATTGTTCCTTGTGTTCATGAGATTGGTCATGAACTTGATGCTCAGTCTGGATTAACTAAGCTAAGTCGAAACGCAATAAACTATGTATCAAGTCATATGCCAAAAAAAATATTAGAAAAAGGATATCGTGCAGCACCTGGCGCATATGTACTTGATGGATGTTGGGGTGAACATGTTTGTGATTTAATAGGTATTCTTTGTGCTGAAGGATACATAAGGACACTTGGAACATTACAAGAAAAAATACAAGCAATACGCGGTGCGATGATATTTGCATTTGATTCATCAAATAGAATCGATGGGAATCATCCTCCTAACTCTATGAGAAGAAACTTAATCTTAATAAGCAAATATATTCATGATATATTGTTAGGCGTTAGACGTTATAAACTAATGAAAAATATTGCAGTAATGGGTGGAAAACGTAGAAAAACCCAGCGTAAGAATCGCAAAAATCGCAAGGCGACCTATCGTCGCAGAAGATAAAGAATCTTTCTCATATCCTAACAATGGAACGCCCACGTGGTGATATTACAACTCTCTTGGACCTTACGGATCGTGATGACCAAGATACCTATTTTTTCCCGATTCAGCCTGAAGTCAGTTGGTTTAGCCGCAACAAAGACCGCCGCTACACACCCTTTGTCCCATGCACGCAAGAGTTTCCCTATCGAGGTCCTGCTACCTTTGGACAACGCATTAGTTTTGATCTAACAACACAAACTTCAGGAGATTTGGTCTTTGCAGCTGTTCTTCAAGTCAAACTTGCACATTGGCTGAACAAAACAGCACAACTTCAGCTTCAGAACTCCGTATATGAATATGTGGATCCAGCTACCGCCTGGTATTATGCCAACTCTCTCGGCACAGCTCTCATTGCGAAAGCCGAACTCGAAATCGGAGGTGACACCATTGAACAGTTTGATGGAGATTTCACCACTGTCTTTTCAGCCCTCTTTCCTGACTTAAATTCACAAGTATCGACTGGGCTCGACATGTATGGGCGGGTTTCGATGGATCGGCTTCTCAACTGGCCGCAACGGGCAGTGTATCCCACCGAGGATGGATATATCCACTGCAATCTTCCCTTTTTCTTCATGCGCACCCGCCTCCGTGAATATTTACCCCTTGTGGCTTGTAATGAAGGGACAGCACGTCTTCATATTACCTTTCGCCCTTTTGTAGAAGTTGTAAGACAAGCGCGTGGCTATCGTGATTCCTGTGATTCTGTTCCTCTAAATACAACCATCCAAGTCTATGACCGCAGTTTTCCATTCGATCAAATCGTACCCTTAGATACCGCTGTGGCAGAACCTATGTTTGATACTGTGCGATTAGTGACCTATGGCGCTCTTCTTGAAGGGCGTGTTCGTGCAGCCATGATTCGCCAGCCTTTTGAAGTCATGCATCGAGAAGTGCAAACCTTTTCGTTTACAGAACCATTAAAATATGCAATCGTAAAAACGACACCCGATAATCTGATTCGCATTCAGTTACCCTTGGAAGCGAATCATCCTTTGGAGGAAATCGTATGGTTTATCCGTCGCAAAGCAACAGCGCAAAATAATGAATGGACAAACTTTAGTTCTGTGATTGAACGTGAATATGATCCTATCTACAATCCTCGCCAAAGCATGATGGTCTATGCTAAGGTTCAAGCCAATGGGATTGACCTCATTGGAGCAGAAGAACAATATTTCCGTCAACAGATTGGATTTGCTCATCGAGGAGGTATTGTCGGTTACAACAACTTTGTCTATGGATATAGTTTTGCCAGACGTCCAGGAGATATTCATCAACCTTCAGGAAGTATCAATGCAAGTCGTCTTCAAAGTTTACGCTTGATTTTGGATGTGCGCCCTCCAGGAGGAAACTTTGAAAAAGACTGGGAAGTGAAGGTATTTTGTCTTGGGATCAACTGGCTCCGCTTCCAGAATGGTATCGCCAACAAGATGTTCCAAGATTAAGCAGCTGGTGCATCATACCCTACAGGATTGCGGCGGGCGACACGAAAATGTGCAATATACAGATTGGATTCTCCATTGCTCACATGAAGATTCACCCCTGGAAAATAGATGCGATAGGAAGGCGCATCTCCAACAGTCGCCTTGAATCGTTTGAACCGTGTTTCAAAATATGAGACATCAACTCGATCAAATGTCTCTTCAAAGGCTTTGAATAAGAGTGCTTCTAAATCATTCTCATTCACAAGCACTGCTTTTTTTTCAGTTGTGGGTAGAGGTCCGAGCATATTCGCGCGAACCAGAAGACTTTGGTAATGATCAAGTTTGGCAGGTGGGCAATCTCTTGCTATCGAATCAAAATCCCACGGCATATCTCTTTTTAAATAGAGTCAAAACAGTTTAGGCGAGGGAACAATCTAAATCCTTCTTTCTCCCATCCAAAAAGAATGGTAGCGTCCTTACTAAAAATCGTTCATACTGGCATTCAAGATGAAC